GTGATCCCCTCCCTCCGAGGTTTCAAGATCAACTGTCGGAGTCATGCCTCCTGGATGCACGAGCGCAGCAACTCCTGGATGCAAGAGGGCCGGGCGGGCAACCGCTCGCCAGCGCGGTCCTGCCGCTTCACCCGGCCCCGCATTGACGCTACAGCGGCCGATCTCAGGCCATAATCGGCTCAACGACTTCGAGAGGACCCGAGCATGGCCGTAAAAGTGGCACCCGACGCCGGGATGGACGCGGCATTTGACGTAATCGACCTGGCCGACGTGCTCCGAGTCTGCTCGGTGCTCGACGCGACGCCCACGCATGCCGAGATCGTCACAGCGACGCTGGCGAGCGTGGCAATCACCCCAGGCACAGATTTCACCAAGTCAGACGGCGACGTGAGCGGCCGCAAAGTGCGGGTGGCGGCGAAGGCCGGCGTACCCATCACCGCGTCCGGGACCGCCGAGCAGATCGCGCTCACCACCACGTCGGGCTCGGTCGTCCGCTACGTCACCACGTGCACCTCGCAGGCGCTCACCTCCGGCGGAACCGTCGACATCCCGGTTTGGGACATCGAAATAGGAGACCCGACCTAACCCCAGAAGGGGCACCTCGTGGCCATCGCCTACAAGTCAGCGGGCGCGGGCGGCGGCACCGAGACCAGCGGAGCGTCACTCGATCTCGTCGCACCGGCGACAGTCGACGCCGGCGACATCCTCATCGCCCATGTCACGCATGAGCTCGTTGCGTCCGCGCCGACTGAGCCCGCCGGCTGGAAAGAGCTGTACGGCCCCGGCACCCTAGGCCAGCTGACGCCGGTCGGGCGCTCATGGGTGTACGGCAAGGTCGCCGCCGGCTCCGAGGACGGCGCCACCATCGGATTTGGCACCGCCGGCGGCACCGCCGGCCGCTACGGCCGCATCTACTCATTCAGCGGCTACGTGTCCGGCGCCATCGATGAAATCGTTGTCGGGCTGCTCTCCATCCCGTCCGAAACCACGATCCCGCTCCCGCCGGTACGCACCTACGAAACGGGCGCGCTCGCCGTCGCGCTGCTCGTGCAGGACGACAACAATGCGTTCGCCGCCGCCGGCGCCGTCACCGGCGGCACGTGGGCCGAACCGGTCGCCGAGTTCGTCTCCACCACCCTCGGTGTGCAGGGCTGCTGCGTCGGCATCCAAACCTCCACCCCCACCGGCAACCCCGGCCAGATCTCCGGCGGCACCGCCAACGCCACCGCCGACGAGGGCTGCTCCATCGGCCTAGCAATCCACGACGCGCCGCCGAGCGGTTTGCACATGGTCAGCGCCGCCCGCACGCAGGATTACGCCGCCGTCACCACGCCGCGAGATAGCAACGAGGTGCTGCACTGGCTCACCGGCGACCTGGTCATCGCGGCCGCACACGTTGGCGGCGAAGCAACCGACCTCAACACCCCCACCGCTACCGGGCTCACATTCGGCCTCGAAATCGAGACCGGAGACCCCGGCGGGTCCAATGCCGACGTCTACCTGTGGAGCGCTGAGGCCGGCTCAGCCGGCGCCGACAACCTCACCGTCAGCACCTCCGCCGGCGCCGGCGGATTTGGAATCGGCGGCGCCGTCCTCCGCAACCACGCCGGCGTGGGCACCGCAGCGGAACTCTCAGACACCACGCAAGTCATCAACTACACCCGCACAGCCGCCGGGTCGGGCGTGTTCTACGCGTGCGCCGACTTCGACGCCGACCCGGTGGCCGGGGTCACCCTCACCCCGGCCGATGGGCTCCCGGTGCTCATCGAGGAGTTCGGGACGTCCGTCACCTGCTACACCGGGCTTTGGTTCGACCAGGGCGGCGCCGGATCCACGAATTACGGAACGTCTGGCGCGGCGGCGTCAACGAACTTCGCCAAAGCGGCGATAGAGATCCTGGCCGCCGGCGGCGCCGTCCCCCTGGTCGTGCAGGACGCGACGCAGGCCCAGACCGCCGACAACGTCGACCTGATCCAACACCACGTCCTGGTCGTGCAGGACGCGTCCCAGGCACAGACCGCCGACAACGTCGTGGTGACCGTTCCCGGCGTCCCCCTGGTCGTGCAAGATGCGGCGCAGGCCCAAACCGCCGACAACGTCGACCTGATCCAACACCACGTGCTCGTCGTGCAGGACGCGACGCAAGCTCAGACCGCAGACAATGTGGCGCTCACCCAACACCACCAGCTGGCCGTGCAGGACGCCACCCAGGCCCAGACCGCAGACAATGTGGCGCTCACCCAACACCACGTGCTGGTCGTGCAAGATGCGGCCCAAGCACAGACCGCCGACAACGTCGTGGTGACACCGCACGCTCCCGGCGCCGTCCAGCTGGTCGTGCAAGATGCGCTGCAAGCACAGACCGCCGACAATGTGGCGCTCACCCAACACCACGTGCTGGTCGTGCAAGATGCGGCCCAAGCACAGACCGCCGACAATGTGGTGCTGCTCCTGCCCGCCGCCGGCGCGGAACCGGCCCCCCATGAGGCGTACCTGCGGGCGCCGATATCCGAGGCCGGCATTACGGGGTCGACCGGCCCGGCGGCCGCGAGCGGTGGCGGGCGCGGTGGCTGGTGATGTTGTCCAGCTGAGGCCGCTGGGCAAAGAATTACCGCGGATCTGGACACGGCCGCTGCGGAAACTGTCGCCGCGAACCTCGCTCGGCTACAAGTTCATCGAGTTCTGTCGAGACGACCTCGGCTGGGAAATGCTGCCCTGGCAGAAGTGGTGGAGCATTCACGCGCTCGAACTGCTCCCGCGCAGCCGCCGGCTCCGTTTCCGGGTCCTGCTCACCCTTGTCGGCAGGCAGTGCGGCAAAACCACACTCGTAATGGCGCTCGCGCTGTTTTTCATGAAAACCAAGCGGAACCCGAACGCACGCCCACACGTGCTCGGCGCCGCACAGACGATCGACATCTCCCGCGAGGCCTGGGCGGCCGCCGTCGACACCGCGGAGAAACGTCTCCCGTTCGACCTCAACCGGTTCAGCGTCCGACTGGCGAACGGCCAAGAATCGCTGACGCTGCGCAACGGCACCCGATACCGCATCGTCGCCGCGAACCGCCGCTCCGCCCGCGGCCTGGCGGTCGGCCTGCTGCTGTGGGATGAGATCCGCGAACAACGCGACTTCGAGGGGTGGGCGGCCCTGTCGAAAACGACGTCAGCGCAACCGCAAGGCCTGATCGTGGCCATCAGCAACGCCGGCGACGACACGAGTGTCGTGCTCAATCAGGTGCGCGAGTCCGCGATCGCCGCCACCATCGACACGGTCGGCATCTTTGAATGGTCCGCGCCCGATGACTGCGCCATCGATGATTGGGAGGCAATCGCACAAGGCTCACCGGCGCTCGGCTACACCCTCAGCTATGACTCGGTTCTCACATCGTTGGAGACCGACCCGCCCGGAGTGTTCCGCACCGAAGTCATGTGCCAGCACGTCGAGTCGTTGGATTCGCCCGTGTCCCCACCGGCGTGGCAGGCGTGCGCCGACCCGACCGGCTCCCACGTCCTAGAGGCCCGACACAAATGGTTCTGCCTCGACGTCGCACCAGACGGCCAACACGCCACCCTGGCCGCCGCCACCCTCGGAGACGACGGCCGCGTGCGGGTGGGTGTCGTGCGCGCCTGGACCGACACCTCCCAGCTGAGGTTGGATCTACCGGGCCTGCTCGCCGAATACAAACCAGCCAAGCTCGGGTGGTTTCCCAACGGGCCGGCGGCCGCACTCATGGCCGATCTGGTCGTGGTGCGCCGCAGTGTGGAGTTCAAATCACAAGAAGTCCCCGCGGTCTGCCAGGGCTTCGCCGAACAAGTCCACAGCCGGCGGCTGTTGCACGGCAACGATCCGCTACTCACCGCGCACGTGCTCGGCTCCCGCCGCATGCCCGCCGGCGACGGCTGGCGGTTCGCCCGACGCGGCGGCAACGCTGACGCGGCCTACGCCGGCGCCGGCGCAGTCCACCTCGCCCGAATGACAAAACCGCCGCCCCGGCTCCGACTGGTCATCTAAACCTCGAGGAGAGGTTTACAGTTTGTGCCGTGAGCCGATGGACGCGTTTCGTGTCATGGTTCACCGCGCCCGATGTCGCTCCCGGCCCCACGTTCACCATTGACGCCGGCTCGATTCCCGCGGAGATCTTTGGGCTTGAGTCCTACCAGTCCGCTATTGCGGCGCAGCCGAAGATCGGCCGTAAAGAGTCGCTGCAAGTCCCCGCGGTGAAGCGCGGCCGCGATCTCATATGCGGCACCATCGGGCAGCTGCCGTTCAAAATGCTCGACACGGACAACATCGAACACGTCTCGACGCTGCTCACCCAGCCTGAACGCGACCGCGCCCGTTCCATCACCATCACCCGCAGCGTTGAGGATCTGGTGTTGGAGGGCAAATGCTGGTGGTGGATCACCCAGCAGGACTATCGCGGCTACCCCATGAAGGTCGTGAAACTCGACCCGACCGTGCAGCCGGACGCGAAAGGCCACATCAAGATCACCCTGCCGGACGGCCGGAAGGTCGACATCCCGCCCAGGTTGCAGATCCTGTTCGAGTCACCCACCGACCCGATCCTCGTCGCCGGCGCCCGCGCGATCCGTAGCTATCTGAAACTGGCCGCGGCCGCCGACCGGTATGCCGACTCCCCGATGCCTCAGGGCATCTTCACGCCCAAGCCGGAGGCCGACCCGGATGAGGCCGACGTGCAGGTATTCCTAGCCGACTGGGCGAAGGCCCGCCGCACCCGCGCGGACGCCTACATTCCCGCGGTTGTGGATTACAACACGTTGCAGTGGGATCCCGAGAAGTTGCAGATGGACGCGTCGCGCCAAGCGGCTGTGCTCGAAATCGCTCGCGTGTTCGGAATCGACCCAGAAGACCTGGGCGTGTCCACGACGAGCCGCACCTATCAGAACTCACAGGAGCGCCGGCTAGAGCGCATCAACACCGTGCTCGGCATGTACGTGTCCGCGTTCACCGAGCGGCTGTCGATGCCCGATGTGACCCCACGCGGCTACCGTGTGGAGGCCGACTACAACGGCTTCCTGAAGGCCGACGACCTGGCCCGCCTAGAGGCCTACTCGCTGGGCGTCAAGCTCGGCATCTACAACCGCGAGGACGTCGCCGAGCGGGAAGGCCTCCCAGAGCCCACCTTCCCCCTGCCGGCCATCGAGGCCCCGGCGCCCGTGGAGGCATCGAACTTCGACGCCGACGACCCCACCACATTCGGATTCGAGACACCCGCGCACACATTCGAGGTGGACACCGAGCGCCGCACCATTGCAGGCCTGGCCGTCCCCTGGGGCGTCGCGGCGCTCCGCAACGGCCGCCGCTGGCAGTTCTCGAAAGGCTCCCTCGCCTGGTCTGACCCGTCGCGGATCAAGCTGCTAATCCAGCACGATCGCTCCCAGGCGGTCGGTAAGGCGGTCGAGCTTACAGATACTGATCATGGATTGTTCGCTCGGTTCAAGATCGCCCGCACGCCCGAGGGCGACCGCGCCCTGGCCCTGGCTGAGGACGGCGTCTACGACGGCTTGTCGATCGGGCTGAACAATGACGCGCAGTTCTCAGCCCGCGACGGGGTCAACCACTCAAAGGCCGGCAATCAGCTGGTCGAAATCTCGCTGACGCCGTCGCCAGCGTTCGATGACGCACGAGTCTCCGCCGTCGTGGCTGAGGCCGACGAAAGGAAACAAACCATGGAATGCCAGCTTTGCGGCAGCCACGAGCACATTGCGTCGGCCTGCCCACAGTTCACCGCCGCCCAGGCGCCGCAGTTCGACACCGACGCCATGGTGGCCGCGCTCGGCGCGCACTTCCAGCCCGTAGCGCCACCGGCGGAAGGCACGCCGGAACGCGAAACCGTCACCCCAGGCGGGCCGCTGGGCGTCTATTCGCTGGAAGTCAACGAGCCGGCGCCGTACGTCTTCGACCGCAACGGCACGCTCCACAGGGGTGCTTTCGACTTCTCCACCGACCTGTTCGCAGGTCTCAAGGACCGTGATCAGGAGGCGCTGAGTCGGGCGCTTACCTTCATGCAGCACCAGTTCGATGTTGCGGTTGCCGATGTGAACGAGTTGAGCCCGAGCCAAACTAGGGCCGACCTGTACGTGGATCAGAAGAAGTTCCGCTACCCGCTCTGGGAGGCCGTACGCAAGGAAACGCTGACCGAGATCACGCCCTTCATCATCCCGAAGTGGTCTAGCTCCGCGACACTCGTGGCCGCGCACGTGGAGGCCACCGAGCCGACTGAGGGCAGCTTTGTGACCACCAGCCAGACCGTCACCCCTGGTGCCGTTTCGGGCCGCGTGGAGATCACCCGCGAGGTTTTCGACCAGGGCGGAAACCCGAACGTCTCCAACCTGATCTGGGCCAAGATGCAGCAGGCGTACGCCGAAGCCCTTGAGGCCAAGGTGGTGGCCACGCTCGACGCGGCTACCCCCACTGGCATCACGTTGACTGCTGGTGGCGGCACCACGGGTCAAACCGCTGCGCTTGAGTTGGCGGCCGCGTTCTCGGCGCTTCAGTTCGTCCGCGGCGGGTTCAGCTTCGACCAGATGGCCGCCCAGATCGACCTCTATCAGGTGCTGGCCAAGGCGCAGGACAACGACAAGCGGTTCCTGTTCCCGATCCTCGGGCCGAGCAACGCTGGCGGCACGGCTGCGTCGCGGTTCGGCACGCTGGACCTGTTCGGCGTAACCGGCTATCCGTCGTGGGCGCTGGCGGCTACCGGCGCAGTGCCGGCCTCGAGCTACCTGTTCGACGCGAAGGACATTTTCGCGGCGGCCAGTGCTCCGCAACGGCTGGACTTCCAGTACCGCGTGGCGCTCGTTGATCTTGCAATCTGGGGTTACTCGGTCTGCGCGATCACCGACATCACCGGCGTCCGCGAAATCATCTACGACCCGGTCCCCTGATCGGGTCACTCTCGAGGGAGAAATTGATCAAGCTCTGACTAGGGGAAGTGAGGCCAGACAATGGCAGCAGTCAAGAAAACCGATACCAGCGGCGAGAAGGAGTCACCTCGCTCCATGGGGCGACCGCACAAGACAACCTCCTACCCGAGCGAGGGTGCGCTGCAGGGCGGCGCTCCGTTCATCTCCGAGGGCACACGGGTTGAGATCGAGCAGTACGGCCAAGCTATCGATCCCTTCACCGGAAAGACGCTTACTAAGGCTGACCTGAAGTAAGCGCGGGGGAAGGTGTGACGGCTCGTGGCGACGTTGGATGACGTGAAGGCATACCTCGCGTCTGTTGGCGTCGCCGAGGGCCGTTACACCGACGCCCTGCTGCTGCAGGTGATCGCCACCGAGCAGTCGCAGCAGGCCCACAAGTGCCATACGATCCGGCCGCCCGACATGTTGGAGGCACTGTCGCGGCGCGTCCAAGTGAACCTGGCGAAGCGCGGCCTGCCGCTCGGCGTGATCGAGCAGACCGACGACCGCGGCCGCGCGTTCATGCCGACGTTCGACCCGGAGATTCGCCGGCTTGAGGCGCCCTACCGAAAGCTGGTGGTGGGATGAGCGTGGAGGACGACCAGGCAGTCATCGTGCAGGCGCTTGAAGCGGTCCCAGACATCACCGGATACGCCGATGAATCCGCCATGATGAATGCCGGCGACGCCATCGTGCAGTGGGCCGGGTGGGAACCCCAGGGTGCGCCGCTGCTGTTCACCGCCACCTGGAAAATCTTCCTAGTGTTGGGCTCCGACCCGCGCTCAGCTATGCGCTTCCTCGATGAGCACCTGGTGCCCATGTTGGAGGCGCTCGACCACCTGCTCTACATCGTCAAAATCGACCGGGTGCAATTCCCCACCGCCACCGCTGGGAATCTGCTCGGAGTTGAAATCACCGCAGAGAGAGAGAGTTAGCCATGTCCGCACACGCCGGCGCGTTCAAGATGAGGGATTGCCTTTTCAAGTTGGGCAGCACCACGTTCACCAATCAGTTATGGGTTGCCCTGATCGAACCCGACACCCCGTTCGAGATCAAGCGCACCCTCGTGCCTGACGGCGCGGTCGCCGACGTCGACTCGCCGACGTGGACGTTCAAGATCTCCGGCCTGCAAGATCATGAGACCGGCGGCCTGAGCGACTTCCTGTGGGACAACGCCGGCACGCAGCAGACTTTCGAGTTCGCGCCGCGCGTCGGCTCAGGCAAAGTCAAGTTCACCGGCACGCTGTACGCCGTGCACCCGAAGATCGGCGGCGACCAGGGCGAGTGGGCGCAGGACGAGCTCGAACTGCCCGTCATCGGCACCCCAACCAAGGGCACCCAGGCATAGGAGAGGCAACACCATGACCTTGCTGACCATTCAGACCGTCGATGAGTTCGCCACCCCAAGCGCGCCGGCGGCTGTCTCCGCATCCGACACGATCGACGTCAACTCGCTGGGCACGAACGGGCTGGTCATCTTCCTCGGCGGCGCCGGCTCCGACACGATCACCATCGTGGACTCGGGGAAGTCGGCGGCCGGCAACGTCGCCGTAGCCGACACGGTGTCGCTGTCATCGGGCGCGTCCAACCGGAAGTGGTACCGGCCCCGCCGTGAGTTGGCAGACGCCAACGGGATCATCACCATCACCCACAGCGCCCCCACCGGCGTGACCTATGAACTGATCCGGCTGGCCTGATGAACGTCGCCCTGCCGCCACGCGTACGCGTCGCCCTGTATCTGGTGGTGGCGGTCCTCGGTGTGCTGCTGAGCAGCGTTCAGGCCGCGTTCTTGTCCCTCGGCGAGCAGCCCGCGTGGCTGATTGCCGCCTGGGCGGCGTACGGCCCGATCGCGGCAGCGTTCAGCCTCACGGCCACGTCCAACACCGTCATCCCGCCACGCGCTGAGAAGGGACCTCCGCCATGGCAGGGATGATCTTCGACCTCGAGATCTATTACGAGGACCGCGACGACGTCGACCAGGTGCGCGCCGACCAGCGCGACATCGCCGTGGCCGAGCGGAAATACGGCAAGGGAACGACCCGCATGCTCGATGAGATGACCGTGCAGTTTCTGCGCTTCATCGGGTGGCAGGCGCTGCGCCGACTCGGCCGCAGCGAGATGAAATTCGAGGACTGGGACAAGATCGTCACCAGCTGCGCAGAGCCAGATGACGACGGCGAGGTTGCGGAAGCGGACCCTACGAACCCGGCTCCATGATGGACGTGCTGGTGCGGCTCTCACTGACCACGGGCCGGCCGCTCGCGGAGGTGATGACGTGGGAGCCGGAGCACGTCGCAACGGCGCTGGTGTGGCTTAAGGAACTGGCGAAGGCGCAAGGGAAGTGAGCAGACGTGGTGGCGATACGGGTTACCGGCGCACGAGAGATCGCGCTCGTGGCTGCTGCCTGCCGCCGCATCGGCCCGTCACGGGTCATCGTGAACACCATGGCCAAGGAAATCCGGCGCGGCGCTAAGCCAATCCGCACCGCGATCAAGGCCCGCGCCGTTCAGATCCTGCCGAGCAGCGGCGGCCTCGGACGGTATGTCGCCGCCGCCCGCATCACCACACTTGTCCGCCGCTCCGCCAAGTCCGCCGGCGTGCTCATCCGCGGCCGCCGCAAAGACACCAGCGGCCGCGGCGGCCCGGCTGTGGACCTCCGCCGTATCGACCTGGGCAGCACCCGCCACCTCTCCTGGGGTCGCCCGCCGTGGCATGGTCCGCAGGCGCTGAGGCCCGGTTTCTTCACCGACGCCGTCACCGAGGAAGGCCGCGACCAGCTGGAACGCGCCGTAATCGAGGCCGCCGAGGCCGCAGCAAGGGAGATCGTCAATGGCTAGCAGGGACGTCGAACTCAACCTGATCGGCAACGACCGCACCGGCGCCGCGACCCGCTCCGCAGGAAGCAACCTCGACCAGCTGGGCCGCAAGCTCAACAGATTCAACGCCACCGCCAGACGTTCCATGGGCCGCGCCGGCATAGACGCCGGGCAGTCGTTCGTCGCCGGCTTCATCTCCGCTGTCACGCTGGGCCGCCTCGGCGCCGGCATTACGCGGCTATCCCCCGGCTTCTCGGCCCTAGGCACCCGGTTGGGCGGCATCCTGGCGGTCGGACTCGCCGGCGCATTCTTGGCTCAGGCCGGCACGATCATTGCCGCCGGCCTCCCGGTGATCCTGGGAGGCCTGCTGCTCGCCGCCCCGCTGATCAACCTGTGGAAGGACCAGGAGAAGGCCGTTGCCAGCCTGAAGAGGAGGGCCGGCGACTTCCTCGACTTCATCTCACGCCCGCTCACGATCCCGTTTCTGGACTCGCTCGACGCGATAGGCGACGGCCTCGACCGCATGCGGAAACCCCTTTCCGACATGATGCGGCAACTCGGCCCGGCGCTGGTACCGCTGACCACGGGTGTCATGGCCGGGCTGCTGTCGTTCGTCAACGCACTCACCCCGGCGATGCCCGGCATTACGGCCGGGCTCAAAGAGTGGGGCAAACAGGCACCGAGAATCGGCAAGGGCATTGGCGACGCGATCGCCAAACTGCTCGAGGACCCGGAGGGCGTCAAAGACGCGGTCGACGGCATGGCCGATGGACTGATCGCCGCCGCCGACGCCGCCTCAGACCTAGCCGCCGCCTTGATCACGATCTCGGCCAAGTACCGGGCGCTTGCCGGCGTGGTCGACGCGTTCGAGCAGGCGACCGGTGGCGAGGGCGGCCCGCTCGCCGGCATAGCGAACAACATCAAGCGAGTGGGCAACTCCATCGGTGCATTCCTGATCCCAGCGTTCAACCGCGGGACGACGGCCGCACGCAACTTTGTGTCCCGTGTACCTGGCATCCTCGCGTCGCTCCCCGGCCGCGCCGCCGGCGCAATCCGCGGGCTGGGCAACGCGATCGGCGGAGTCGTAATCCCCGCGTTCAACCGCGCGACCACGGCCGCACGCAACTTTGTGTCCCGTGTCGGCGCCACCCTGCGAACGCTCCCCGGCCGCGCCGCCGGCGCAATCCGCGGGCTGGGCAACGCAATCGGCGGAGTCGTAATCCCCGCGTTCAACCGCGCGACCACGGCCGCACGCAACTTTGTGTCCCGTGTCGGCGCCACCCTGCGAACGCTCCCCGGCCGCGCCGGCTCGGCGCTCTCAGGGCTGGCCAGCCGCATCGGCAGCGCCATCTCCCGCGCCGCCGGCGCCGCACGCTCGGCAGCCGCACGTGTGGTCAGTGGCGTCGTGTCCACCTTTGCGTCGCTCCCAGGCCGCGTCATGGGTGTGATCTCAGGTTTGGGCAGCCGGATCGCCGGCGCAATCTCAGGCATCGTCTCTAGTGCCCGCTCACGGCTCGGAAGCATCGGCGGCGCCGGCTCGTGGTCGGCCGGCGCCGGCGGCTTTGAGTTCGCCGTGCTCGGCGGCGGCGGCCGCACTGGCGGGCCGGCTCAGGTGAACGTGGCGGCGCCGATTGTGGACGTGCGCGCGTTCCTCGACGGCGAGGAGATCCGCGCCATTGTCCGAGCAACCATCGTGGATGAGAACCGCCGCAACGCGCACCGCGCACGAGTAGGAAGACGCTAAATCATGGGCCTGACCCTGCCGACCCTGCCAACCCCCAACGTCACCAATGGTGACTGGGGCGATGAGATCAACGGCGCGATTAACGCGATCAACGACGCCGACCAGTTCAAGCTCAAGGCCTCGACCGACACCCGCACCACCACGACGCTCATCGATGATGACGACCTGCAGGGCATGACCCTGGACGTCGGCACGTGGGTGGTTGAGATGGCGCTGCTGGTGTCCGGGCCGGCCGCCGGCGACATCAAAGTCGCGCAGCAGTTCTCGGGCACCACGAGCCTTGCTGTACGCGCCGGCGCTGGGCCGGGCTCCACAACCGCCAGCGCACTCCTGGGCGCGATTGTGAGGCAGGCGGGCGCCTCAGACACCGGCGGCGCCATCACCGCCTCCACACCGTACGGTCTGGATGGCACCAACTGGTCATGGATCATCGAGAAAACCGTGCTCGTGGTCACGGTGTCGGGTGTGTTCAAGGTGCAGACAGCGCAGCTGGCCGCCTCAGGCACCACCACGATTCAGGCCGGCTCATACGTGCACGCACGCAAGCTTGCGAGCTAGACCATGGGCGTGTTCGGGACCGGCATCTACGGCGCCGGAGTCTATGGCGGGGCGACCACGCTCACTGTCGTCGTGCAGGACACCTACCCCGACCGGCTGCTGCTGACCGTTGCCGGCCTGGTCGACGGCAACACCTACAGCATCACCCGCCGCGTCGCCGGCTCGACTGTGCGGGTCCCGGTGCGCGGCGCCGACAACCTGCCGATGACCTCCGATGCTGCTGTGTTCGTTGACGCTGAGGAACCATTCGGCGTGGAACTCACCTACACCCTCACGATCGACGGCACCGACGCCGAATCCGAGCTGGTCACCGTCACCCTCGCCGGCGGCAAAGTCGCATTGTCGGACGCGATCGCCGGCAACGCCGCGGAGGTTGTGATCCTCGCGTGGCCGGACAAGAGCTATGAGGTGCCCG